CTTTTACATCGCCTTGGAGCATAAGGTCTTCCAAATGGGTCAACCATGTAGTGACATGATGATATATTTGCTTAGGCTTTATTGTTCTTTGCTTTTTTGCGCCGTTTACGCCGCCTACATAATAGCCTTGTGCGGTCATTCCTATATGGTGATTAGGTCTGAAGTCGTATGACATTGTAATTCCTCTCTATATAATAGTCACATATTATGCAGATATGAATATAGATTACTAAGAGATAGTCAACACTTAAATTGACTTTTTTATTCATAATTGGAATAAATCGTCAAAATAATTAAATAAGGTAAACAATGTCTAATCCACCGAATAAGAGACTAGGTAGGCCGGAAGGCGTCGGAAACGGCCAACAGATCGTCACCAGGCTGAGAAAAGAGCTTTGGGGCGCGTTAAACATACAGAAAGGCCGCAATCGTCCACTCGATATGCTACTGGCCGACCAGATCGACCGGGATGCTGCCGGGACGCTAAACAAGCTGGCCAAGTTTTTACCGCAAGAAGTATCTGTCGGCGCAACATCTGATTTCGCTCTTGCGCTGGGCGAGGTAGCGCAACGTATCCAGTCGTCAACAACTGGAATCATCGATGTAACACCTGATTATTCCAATTCGGAATTGGGCAACAACGCGCAAGACGCTGAAATCATTAGTGAACCAGACGACAAGGTAAACAATGTTCCAGAAATTGTTCCTGTTAAGGTTCCTAGCTTTGCAAAACTAAGGCCAGATTATGAACCACCAGAGAAGCCAAAGCCAAAACCTGAGCCAGTATATATCGAGCCTGAGCCAGAACCTGAGCCAGTGAAAGCTGACAGAAAGCCTAGACGGCAAAGCGCTGGCCGTCTGATACAACAAAAGAAAAAACAGAATCTAAAAAATCAAGAATAGGTCCGAATCGGCCNCAACACCCCCACCGTCGTCGGATCACGGGGGGCGCTATATATATGTATACCCCCCACNCACGTTTCCCCCATAAAAACAAACGTCCTACCCCGTCTAACCCAGCCGGACAGACACGGACATATCCACCATTTGTCCTGTCCTGTCCGACCCCAGCAAACCCGTATGACATAATGTTTTAATTACGTCACACACTGCCGGACAAGCCAGACATGTCCGCTATTTGTCCGCGTCTGTCCGTTAGGTGTAAAAACATCTGGAACTATTTACACCTAACCCACCCCCCCCTTGCTTTTGCTGGACAAAGTTACCCCCTATACCCCTGTTAATTCCCATATGAATAATGCTTGACTAGGGTAACTCATAGTCGTATGTGAATATTAAGATGGCAATTTCCGACTAAATGACATCTTCTCCCAGCAATGTTTGACATTGTTAATCACCTCTCTCTTGGCTCTCTGGTTCTCTCTCCAGGGGGCCATCTTTTTGCTGAGCAAGCCATATGCCCCCAGCCCAAACTCAATCCACCGCTGATGTGCTTCTGGCGCTCTATAATGACCCGGTTTTATTCGTGTCATCTGTGCTGGGCGCTGATCCCCAAGCGTGGCAACGTGAAGCCCTTGAGGCCGTGCGTGACAGCCCCCGTGTTGCAGCCAAATCTGGCCACGGCGTCGGCAAGTCAGCCCTGCTATCTTGGGTCATCTTATGGTATCTGATCACACGCCCCTGTCGCATCGTTTGCACGGCCAACTCGGCCAACCAGTTAAATCAGGTGCTATGGTCAGAAATCCAGAAGTGGGCCAGAAAGATGCCCAAAGGCTTACAAAGCCAGCTTGAGATAACCAGTGATAAGATCACGGTGAAGGGTGTGGACAGTTCTTGCCATGCCAGAGTTAGTCGAAAAGAGAACCCGGAAGCCTTGCAGGGTTTCCACCATGAAAGATTATTGTTTGTCATTGATGAATGTTCTGGCGTTGATGACATTGTGTTTGAAGTAGCTCAAGGCGCGTTATCTACTGCTGGATCGAAGATACTGATGGTTGGCAATCCGACCCGCAATTCTGGCTATTTTTACGACGCTTTCAACCGTAATTCCCATCGCTGGCACAAGATGACAGTGAGTTGCGAGGATGCGGATTATGTCAGCGAGGACTTCATCGAGGACATGAAGCAGCAATACGGCGAGGACAGTTCGACCTTTGCCATACGGGTTAAGGGCGAGTTTCCGACGGATTCCGCTGATAGCCTGATTTCGCGTCATTTGGTTGAGGCGGCTGTGTCACGCGATGTTGAGCCTATGACGGTTGCGCCAATCTGGGGTTTAGACCCTGCTCGATTTGGTGGAGATCGGACGGCCATTGCGAAACGGCAAGGCAATGTTTTGATCGAGCCAATCAAGAGTTGGCAAGGCAAAGACCTGATGGAGACTGTCGGTATTGTTCTTGCTGAGTATGAAGCGTGTCAGTATTTAGACCGACCCAGCGAGATTTGCGTTGACAGCATTGGCATTGGTGCTGGCGTTGTTGACCGCTTGCGGGAGTTAGGTTTGCCAGCGCGAGGCGTGAATGTTGCGGAAAGCCCGTCGTTGGGCAACCGTTACCAGCGTTTGCGCGATGAGCTTTGGTTTAAAACGCGTGAATGGTTTGAAGCCAGAGATTGCAAGATACCTGACCAGGATGAACTTATCAGTGAGCTTTCTTCGCTGAAGTTTAAAATCCTGTCATCTGGCAAGTTTAAAGCTGAAGGCAAGGACGAGATGAAGAAACGCGGTTTGCGCTCTCCTGACCTTGCGGATGCATTAGTGCTGACTTTCGGCACTCAAGCGGTACGCGCTGCTGGCTCTGTGTCGGCCTACGGGTACGGATCAGAATTGGATTACGGTAGTACGAGTTGGATTGTGTGATGGTTAAAGCAAGCAGTGTTAAACGGCTACCTTCTGGTCGGCTGAAGTATAACGGCGAGACTTTCCCCGGTTTTAACAAGGTTCAGCGCACTCCTGGCGATACCAAAAAGTTTAAGGTGCTGGCTAAGAAAGGCCCGGATGTAAGGAAGATTACTTTCGGCGACAGCAACATGACGATTAAGAAGTCCAACCCGAAAAACAAAGCCAGCTATTGTGCGCGTTCTGGCGGCATTTCTGGCAAGGATGACAAGTTTTCAGCGAATTATTGGTCGCGTAAAATGTGGGATTGTTAACATGATGTATATGAAGAAAAACCTCTATGACCCCCGGTAGCCGTTCTACAATGGCAAACCAGCCAACCCCGCCTAAGAAAAAGAAGCCCAAGAAGAAAAAGAAGACCTATGCGTCATCAGGCGTAAGCACCGGGCGTTATTCTTCCAATGGCTAAACTTACTCCGGCTCAGATTAAAAAAGCTAGGGCTATGTCTGCGCGGCGTGGTGTGAAGTATCCGAATGCTTGGTCTAACCTTGCGGTTGCGAGGGGCAAGGCAAAGAAATCATCTACCAAGAAGGCTAAGACGTAATGGCAAAAATGGATGACATGGACTTTCGCGGCGTCTTGCAGAACGAGATACAATCCGCTGTTAACTACTATGACAGCGAGTTTTCCGCTGAACGCGCCGAGACACTACAGTTTTATCTTGGTGAGCCTTTTGGCAACGAAGTTGAGAACCGTAGTCAAGTTGTGGCAACTGAAGTCAGTGACACCATAGAATACATTATGCCGGGTTTGATGAAGATGTTTAGCTCTTCGCCGGATTTTGCACGGTTCTTGCCTCGCGGTCCAGAAGATGTAAACGCGGCTGAGCAAGCGACTGACCTAGTAAACTTTGCGATTAACTCAGACAACAACGGTTTTCGCGTCATCCATGATTGGTTTAAAGATGCCCTCTTGTTTAAGCAGGGTGCGGTCAAGTTTCACTGGTTGGAGACTGATACCACTGTAAACGAGGCTTACGAAGATTTAACTGAAGATGAGCTTACTTTGCTGGTGTCTGATCCAGCGATAGAAGTTATATCTCAGGAAGTCACAGAGATGGGTGTTGTTGACCCTATGGGCGAAGAAATGCCTATGGATGTTAAATACTCAGTTGAAATTAAGCGTACTAAGAAGGCTGGCAAGGTCAAGATCGACAACGTGCCGCCAGAAGAGCTTATATTTTCTCGCCGCGCAACTAGCCTCGAAGATTGCTCATTCATTGCACATAGAACGCAAGTACGCGCTGGCGAACTCATTGAACAAGGTTACGATGCTGACCTTGTTTTACGTTATGCTGGCACATCTGACCT